TACTGGAGGCAACTAGATGCTTCGCGGAATTCAATTCAAATGGTAGGACAGGCTAATTTTTCGCATAGAGAATTACAGGAGAAGTCCAGTAATGATATTCAGGATATGTTAATGTTGAAAAAAGGTATCAATTGGAATGATTTCCCTACATATCAGAAGAGAGGAAGTTGTTGTATAAGAAATAAGATAGTTGTTGAGTCCAATGGTATTATGGAAACAACACAATTAAGAGACGCTTCTAAATCTGAAAATGAGTGGTTTGTTGATAAAAATATTCCAATCTTCAAAGGCGATGGCAGAGAATATATTGAAAAATTAGTTTATGTCGGAGAAGAATCATGAATCAGTTGGAAGAGGCATTGAGAGAACAAATTGATTATTGTGTAAAGATGGAATATTTTCATAGCGCTGTTTTCTGTTTTGATCAGGAGAAAAAGACAATTGTAGAAGAATTATTAAATAAAATCATAGAAGATTTACCAGAAGAATCGCATTTGCTTCTTTCCCGTCGTGATAACACATCTGTTTTATTCTTTTCAAATTCAAGTATCCTAAGAGTTTTCAATTTATCCGATCTAAAAACTAATCGAGGATACAAATGCAATGGATGTATCATCGACAAAGAAATGCCACAGGAATTAAAAGAAGTGCTGGTATACGCACGAATAATGCCGAGAACATTTGCTATGGATGGAGAATATAATTACGAAACATGGGATGCTGTCAAAGAAAGGATAAAAGAAGTATGAATGATAATGATTCTTTTGATATCAAACAAGCATGTTATGCAGCGTATCCAATTAAGAGGTGAGTATGGAATTTGAAAGACATTA